TCAGAACTTCGGCTGCAGGTAGAACCAGCGACCGCGGATGAACTCGGCGCGCTCGGCCCGAGAAGGCCAGCGCTGGCCGATGGCGCCGCACTTGCTGCAGCGGATGTGCAGGGGTGTCGTGAAGGTCCAGACGTGGCGGCCTGGAGGGCAGGGTGGCTCGCTCATTTCCCGCCTCCTTCCAGGGCTATGTCGAAACCAATCCGAACTGCGCTATAGGCCATGCTGCGGATTTCCCACAAGGCATCCGGCACAGCCGGCCCGGCGCTCTTGTCGTGGGCGAAGTCGCCGATGCGGGCCAGCATCTCGTTGGCTTCGTCGAATGCCTTGCGCAGCGCCTCGTTCTCCGCCTTGAGCCGGTCACGGTCTTCCTCGATCTCGCGCCATCTTCCATTGATAAGGCGCTCCAGTCCTTCGATCTGGGCAATCAGCCCTAGGATGGCTTGAGGGTTGGCAGCGGCTCTGAATGCCGAGTCTTCGCCGCCGGTTCCGGACGGATTGGCGATGTACCGCTCCGACAGTTCCTTCAGCTTGGTGAGGTCGGTCATGGCTGCTCTCCAAGGCGCTTCCAGCCCTTCTGATCATCCTCGCGGCCACCCCATTCGATCTCGGGATTGCGCCATCCGTTGATCAGGCCATGGGCATTGACCTTGAAGATGATGTAGTCGCCGTAGCCGTTCTCTGTCGGGCAGAGGATGTCGTCTGGAACGTAGTAGCCAGCCCACTTGGCAACGCGCTGGCGGATATCATCGAGCAGCCAGTACTCGCCGGCATCGCAGACCTTGTAGTGAATGTCGGCGATCATTCCAGCCGGCCAATCCATCACCAGGCCGTCTTCCAGGCGGATCACTGGACACCAGAGGTCGCCACGACGAAACGGCACCAGATCACCTTCGCTGTCCTCCTGTCCGTTGATCTTGGCGTCTTCCCAATAGCGCACTTCGGCGCTCACTTCGATGTAGGTCGCTTGAATGTCGGGCACAGGTCTGCCTCCCATATGGGTGTGCGGTTAAGGGGAAAATGGGTGGAGGATGGTTAGGCTTTGGCGCGTAGAGAAATCTGAAGGCTCAATGCGGCGTGGAAGATGTCTTCCTGCGAATGACCGCAATCGCCTTTGATGTAGTCGAGAATAATCGACAATGATTCGCGCTTAACCAGCACCTGATCGGCGGGGATGGCCGTCAGCGCTCGCACCTCATAGCCAGTCCACTCGTGAGGATGAGCCTTGACCATGTCGTGATGCTCTCTGGAGCATGGCTGCCAGTTCTCCGGTTGGCTCGTGAAGAACGAGCAGTAACGAGTTGGATCAGTCATGCTCCTTCCCCTCGCCGAGCAGGTCACGCAGCTCTGCGATTGCGTCGTACACGGCGCCACCGACTGGATCTGCCGTGATCCGGCGCAACAGCCCCTCGCTCACCACCTTGCCGTTGATGCGCGCCAGTTCGTCGGTGCGCACCATCGGAATCGTGTAGAAGCCTACCGGGCCGCCATGTGGTGCGCGCAGCTGAGCCGGGTACAGCCCATCCCAATATCCAGTCACATCCGGCACAACAACCACCCTTGCGCGCAGGGCCTCAACCTCGCGCGTCAGCTGCTCTACCTCGCTCTGCCGGTGTTTGGTGCCCATCCGGCGCCCTTCGTCATAGCCGGACTGGTAGCTGCTGGCGTCGGACTGCAAGGCTTTGACCTGATCCCTGAGCGCCTGGGCCTCGGCTTCAAGCTTGGCGTAGTCTGCATAGCGCACGTACCGGCCGTGTTCGGACGCATACGGCACTACGTTATCGAACTGGGACACGGTGAAATTCAAACGCTTCACCTCACTCATGATCCGCACCTCCTGCCGGCTGAGGCACAGCGCTGTTCTTCTCGTGCAGTCGCTTCAGGGTGCTGACCAGGACAACGCGGCTCTGCGGAGGGCATTCCCAAGCAGTCGTCGCATGGCGCTCTACCTGGTCCTGGGTAATCAGCATGTAGCCCTCCGGCACCTGCCCAGCCTGGGCAACCGGGGCGGCGTAGAGCATCGTTCCGATGGGCAGGTTGCGAGTGATGATGTCGCTCGTGCCGTCAGCGCTGAACGTCTCTTCCGAGACTGCTGTCACTGGCGCTTGCTTCTCCAGCTCGGCCAGGCGAGACAGAACGGCGTCGCGTTCTTTTGCGAAGTGTTCGGCCCTTCGGGTTTGGTATTCAGCCTGCGATTCAGCCCCGTCAATCTTCTCCCGCAGCGCCCCGACGATGCGCTCGGCGTCGACGAACTTCACATAGCGCCCAGTATCCTGGCGAACCAAGTCAGGCGAGAACGCTTCGTAGGAGCTTCCCCAGCGTTCGAGCACGGCCAGCTCCGGCGCCGGGGAAGGTTGCTGTGCGGCACGCAGGCAACTGCGGTGCTCGCTATCCGTCACGAGATAGCCGCAGCACTGGCAGCGTATCTGGGAGGGTTGCGCCAGGGCGGCGCGGGCGATCTTCCATGCGTCAAACGCCATGCGCTGCTCTTGGTATTTGTAGGAACTGCCGCTCCGATATGACTCGTCGATATGCCAGCCAGTCATATTGAACTGCCGCTCAAACTCCGGGCGATCATCTGCCACGTCAAGGCCGCCCTGCAGCTCCGGCATCGGAGAGGGCTGCGCCAGGGCCGCGCGGGCGGCCTCAATGGCTGCGTCAGTTATCGCATTGCGGTGCGCGGGCAGGTAGCCGATCAGCGCCATGTAGGCCTGCTCAAGCGCGCGGCGCAGGGAGGTCTGCTCCCCCTGCGCGCCTTCTGCCTGCTCGGTCTTCTGCTGGTTCACGGCTGCGGCAATCTCTTCGCACGCATCTGCCCAAGCATCCCCTTCCAGGTTCTCCAGCCAGTCGCATGCGTCGCTCTTATCTTGTTCCTTGCTCATGGTTTCGTCCTCGTGTACTTGGCGATGAACTCGCAGGCTTCGGCGCAGAGTTCGTGTCCGATTGGAGATGCGGCTCGGTCTGCGTACTTCTTCAGCCGGCGAATCAGGTCAAGCGCTTCTGTGCGGAACTGCGCCTGCTCGGCCTGGGCCATGTAATGGGCGTGCGGATCTACAACCAGCGCTTCGGTTGAGCGCTGGAAGGCTGATTTGTCGAGCATGACTTCGTCCTCGCGCCGTAGTGGCGCAATGGCATGGAGTGGGGTAGGTCAGGCGCTGAGCCTGTGCTTTACGGTGCGGCGCGCCAGTTCAACGAGCCACTCAGCCAGGGCCGGCAGGCCGTGCAGGATCTGTACGGTGAGATGTACAAGTCGTCCGGCGTCACGGAAGAGAGCGTCAAGCGCGCCCAGGAGGCGCAGCTGGTATGGGGCGAGTTCACCGCCCAGGCCAATGGAGTGGGGCAGGCCATCTTCGAGGCCATGGGGCCTGCGTTGGTCGAACTGACCAAGAACCTCCGGGATTTTGGCGGCTGGGTGAACGAGCACCGCACTGAGATTCAGAAGTTCTTCACCGACCTGGTGGAGGGCGGGAAAGACTTGGTGCAGATGCTCCGCGACCTTGACCAGGACACTGGAGGGGCGACTACCAAGATTCTGGCCCTCGGCGCGGCCTTTGCCGTGGCCTCCAAAGGACTCGGCATGTTCCTGGGAATGGGTGGGAGTGCCCTGGCCATGGCGTCGCGCCTGGGCGCAATAGGGGTGGCTGGATACGCAGGCTATCAGGCCGGCACCTATCTCAACGACAACTTCATCAGCGGGACGGCCGTTGGCGACTTCATCGGCGAATGGCTGAACCGCGGCGCTGCTGCCCTGGGCGTGGAGAGCGCCCAGGATTCGGTCAACACCATGGATGCGGCGAATGGGAAGGTCAACGGTGGTCGGCCCATGGCCGACTACGTGGCGAACTACTTCCAGTCGAAGGGCTGGAGCCGTGAGCAGGCCGTGGGCATTGCTTCGAATCTGAGCGTCGAGAGCGGCTTCAACCCATCCGCAGTAGGGGACGGCGGGAAGGCCTACGGCGTTGCGCAGTGGCATCCAGACCGTCAGCGCCAGTTCCATGCGTTTGCTGGCAAGGACATCCGCGCCTCAACCCTGGACGAGCAACTGGCGTTCATCCACTACGAGCTCACTCAAGGCCAGGAGAAATCCGCGGGGGATGCGCTGCGCAAGGCGCGCTCTGCCTACGAGGCCGGGGGAATCGTCTCCCGTCAGTATGAGCGCCCCGCGCGCGCTGATGCAGAGGCTAGCCGAAGAGGAATGCTGGCGCAGTCGATCTACGGCAACACCGCCGGCGACCAGTTCCAGATGACCGCAGAAGAGCGCCTAGCCCTTCAGCGCGATCAGATGGGCGTTAGTCCTGGCGAGATGCGCATCGGTGCCGGTGCGAACCTGTCCCCGTCTCAGGTATCGACCACCAACAACGAGGTCAGCATCGGACAGATCACCGTCCAGACACAGGCCACCGACGCTCCGGGGATTGCACGCGACATGAGCGAGGCCATCCGCCAGAACCAACTGATCAACTCTTCCGCCACGGGGATGAACTGATGTCCTTGATCGACTTCCCGGACGTTCCCATTGCGCCCGGCGTGCCTGATGTGCGCCGGAGCGCGGTGGGGATTGGCGCGGTCACCGGAGTTCTTGGAACGGTTCTGGGGGCCGATTTCTTCGGCTTCCTCGATGGGGTGCTTGGTCCTGAATGGGGGCTGTACGACAAGAACGGCGCCCAGATCATCCTGCCCGATTCGGTGATCGCCTTCTACTACCGAGGGGAACAAAGGATCTCCAAATACCCGGTCGAAATGGGTTCGTTCTCGTCCTACAACAAGGTCGCGCTGCCCTACGACATCCGCCTGCTGATGACCTGCGGCGGCCAAGGGGCGATGACCAGGGATCAGTTCCTCCAGCAGCTCGAAATGCTGAAGGAAACGACCGAGCTCTACGACTTGGCAACTCCAGACTTCACGTACCAGAACGTCAACCTGGTGCGCTTCGACTGCAGGCGCACGTCGACCCAGGGCGTAACCCTGTTGACCGTTGATGCCCAGCTCGAAGAGGTCCGGCAGACGGCAGTAGCCATCTACTCAGCCACGGCAGAGCCCCAGGGCCAACCGGTGACCAGCATCGGTGCCGTCCAGCCCGTCACGCCGAACACCCAACAGGAGGCGTCCTTCGACGCCAGCGCAATCGCCTAGAGAACTCCATGCAGATCATTCCGCTCGCTGCCGTCGCCTCGCAGACGCTCAAGGTTGTGCTCGCCCAGCAGAATTGCGTGCTGAACGTCTACCAGCAATCGACCGGCATGTATTTGGACGTGATTCTGGAGGGCGAGACCATCCTGGCCGGGGTTCTGTGCCGGGACCGCGTTCGCTGTGTACGTCAGGCCTATCTGGGATTCATCGGCGACCTGGCCTTCATGGATACCGAAGGCACGGATGATCCGGTTTACTCTGGACTAGGTAGCCGATGGGTACTGATGTACCTATCGCCAGAAGACCTGGTAGAGAAAACTACCTCGACCTCCATCGACTTCCAGACAAGGATCAACGCCGCCAACGCATGGGCTTCCGCGCATCCGCTGGTGCTGACTGGCGCATTGGACAACGGAGTCCAAGGTGTTCCGTATTCGTCCTCAATTACTCTGCAAGGTCAGATGGACAGTTCGGCGATCTCCTGGAGCGTGGTTGGTTCTCTTCCTGCCGGTCTTTCATTGGACTCCCGGAGCGGTGTGGTAAGCGGAACGCCAACCGCAGGCCTGACCATTGTCTCGTTCACGCTGAAGGCAAAGGACAACCTCGGCCGTACTGCGACCTCCGCTCAAACCATATCGGTGACTGCATAGGCCCTCTGAACGCAGATATGCTTGATCCAGGCATTCAGTGGAGATGGACATGAAGGCATGGATATTGGCGGTCGCCCTGATGGCACCGACAGCAATGGCAGATCGCATCACGCTCGGCTGTGTGCGGCAGTCCAATGGTTATGCCTGGATCGTCTCGGCGCGACAAGAAGGCTGGACTCTGGAGCAGACCAAGGCAGGTATGGGCAGGCAGTTGGCCGATGCCGGTCTCTACGACATGCCACATCGCGTCTGGGCTGATCGCGTCACCGATCACGTCTTCGCCGATGACAGGACGTTCCTGACGACGCCCCACGACGCCGCAGCCGCTTACTACGAACTCTGTCTGCGCTCACCCACTGAATACCTGGTCAAATAGGAACGCCCATGAGCTTCGTCACAAGGGAAATCGAACTGACATTTCGCCTCCCTGACGGAGCTCTGAACGATCAAGGGCAGGACAAGGTTTCGCTCCGCGGGCACAGGGTAGAACTGATCCTCGCCCAGTCCGGTGGGATCCTGACGCTGGGCGAACTGCAGCTGCGCGTGTTCGGCATGAAGATGACCGACATGAACAAGTTCAGTACCAACCAGTTGCATGCCCTGGCGGTGCGTGGCGCGGACATCAGCGTCAGCGCAGGCGATCCCATCAAGGGCATCAAGAAAATCTTCGACGGCACCATGATCGCCGGGGTGGTGAACTACTCCGGGGCTCCTGACGTAGCGTTCGACCTGAACGCCAGGCCGGGCTACCTGTTCCAAGTGGCTCCGGCGGCAGCGAACAGCTACGAAGGCAGCACCGATGTTGCAACGATCATCGAGGCCCTGGCCAAGCAGATGGGGTATGGGTTCGAGAACCATGGAGTATCCGTTCAGCTGAGCAATCCGAATCTTCCCGGAACATTGATCCAACAGCTGAAGTCGGTGTGCAACGCTGCCCGGGTGCTCTGCAAGATCGAGAACGGGATTATCTCAATCTGGCCGAACGGCGCGGCATTTGGAGAAGACTTTCTCCAGATATCACCCGCCACCGGCCTCGTCGGTTATCCCGTATTCACCAATACCGGCATCCAGATCGTCACCGAGTTCAACCCGGAGGCCTCTCTAGGACGCCGAGTGCACCTGGACAGTTCGGTCGAGAAGGCACGGGGGGAGTGGGTGATTCACTCCATGCGGCATGAACTGAGCACGGTCTACCCGCAAGGCCCCTGGTTTACCACGATGCGACTCGCGAAAGAAGGATTGGTGCTGAATGTCTCCAAATGGTAGCTATCAGCCTCTCCTGGGCACGTCCGACAAGCACGGCGACGTCAACGCGCTTGAGGCCATGATTCGTGCGTTCTTCAGCGGGCGGTGGACAGCTAGGCCGGTGAAGGTACTCACGGTTACGAATGCAGGAGGGGTTTCGCCGATCGGCTACGTGAGCCTGCTCCCGCTCGTGCAGCAGATCGATGGCGAGGGCGATGTAACGCCTCATGCGACGATCTACAACGCTCCCTACATGCGCATTCAAGGTGGAGCGAATGCTGTGATCCTTGATCCCAAGGCGGGAGACATCGGCATCGCCGTATTTTGCGACCGCGACATCAGCGCCGTGAAGTCCTCGAAGGGCGAGGCGCCTCCAGGCTCAAGCCGGCAGAGCGATCCGGCCGATGCGGTCTACTTGGGCAGCATCATCGCCGCGGCACCGGCGCAGTATGTTCGCTTCAGTGAGAGCGGCATCGAAGTGGTATCGCCGATGCAGGTGCACATTCAGGCTCCCACCGCGGTGATCGACGCCAACACCACCATCAACGGCAACCTGGAAGTGAACGGCGGCACAGTGAAGAACGATGGCGTTTCGATCGACAAGACACACCGTCACACCGGTGTCACGGCCGGCAGCGGTACATCGGGACCACCTAGCACCTGAGGCGGTTGAAGGTCGTCAGGATTACATCTCAGACACCAGTCGCAGCCATGCGTCACACAGACGTCGCGGAACTGATCCTGCAGTGTTCCAGGATGGTTCTTGGTCAGCGCCCAGCCGGTGTACTTGGCTGCGAAGGCGCATGGGATCACCAGCATGTCCTTCTTTCCCAGGTGGGGGATTTTGACGTGCACTTGCGGAATGCCCTGCGGGAACTGGGTGGGGAAGATCACGTGACAATGCGACCGGTAGTCCTTCACCCGGAATGACTCGTTCAGGCAATGCAGCACCTGCAGCACGTTTCCGTCGTCCTTGAACAGCCTGCCTCTGACTGAAAAGAACGTGCCCTTCACTCTGGCCAGCATGTCGGCGATCGACACCGCCCGAGAGATATCCGCTGGCGTGGCCTCAAACGCAGCCACGTGGTAGTCGACGCTGCCTTTAGTCGTCTCCACGAAGTAGCTCGCCCGCCGCGCCAATGACAGTGCGATGGGGTAATCGGCTGCGCGCGACGACTGGAACGCAATGACCAGTGCATAGCGCTGGGAGAGGTCGGGAAGGTCGGGCATCTCAACTGGAAGATTCAATCGGAACCTCACATGGCAAGCACACTGCTACTCGACCGCAGCGCGTGGGATTTGGTGTTGGACGGGGAAGGTAACGTGGCGCTGGCCACTGAACCCTATGCCATCGCTCAGGACGTCGCCAGCGCTGTTCGAACATTCCTCGGGGAGTGCTGGTACGACACCACTCAAGGTCTTCCGTACTGGCAGCAGATCCTCGGCAAGTATCCACCGGTTTCCCTCATCAAGAAAAAGATCGAGATGGCCGCACTGACCGTACCCAAGGTGGCCGAGGTCAAGACGATCGCCGTTTCGTTCACTGAGCGCGGACTGACGGGCCAAATTCAGATCATCGATACCGACGGACAGGAAGCGGGAGTCTCGTTCTAATGACCAGCAACGTCCCCAGCGTGGTAATCGATGCCAACGGCATCACGTTGCCGCAGGAAACGGACATCCTCACCGGTGTTCAGGCCGACATCAACCAGGCCTTCGGTGGCGGCGTAAACCCGGGCTTGACCACCCCTCAAGGGCAGATTGCTCAGACCACGACCGCCATTATCGGCGACAAGAACGACCAGATTGCCGAGGTCGTCAACAACGTCGACCCAGACAAGGCTGATGGGCGTTGGCAGGATGCGATCGGCCGCATCTACTTCCTTGAGCGCATTGCTGCCTCGGGAACTGTGGTGACTGGCACCTGCACTGGTCTTGTAGGTACTGTGATTCCCGCAGGCTCTGCCGCTCAGGACACCAACGGCTACATCTATTTCAGCCTGGCCGATGCCACGATCCCGGCCAGTGGTTCTGTGGATGTCGACTTCCAGAACTCCGCCGCAGGCCCCATCGCTTGCCCGATCGGCAACCTGGCGAAGATCTACTCTGCAGTTCCTGGATGGGATCGAGTTGAGAATCTCGCCGCCGGCACGCTGGGCACTGATGTCGAGTCGCGCGCCGATTTCGAATACCGCCGCAAGCTGTCGGTCGCCGCGAATGGCATGAACTCCACTCAGTCGATTCTGGGCCGTGTACTGGCTGTGACCGATGTCCTCGATGCCTTCGTGGTCGATAACCCATCGGGCTCGATTGTGAACTATGGCGCCACGAGTTACCCGCTTGCTGCCCATTCCGTCTATGTCGCCGTGGTCGGTGGAGCAGCTGCTGATGTCGCTGCGGCGATCTGGAGGAAGAAGTCCCTCGGATGCAACTACAACGGCGATACCAGTTACGTCATCGAGGATTCAGAGGGCTACGAGAAGCCTTATCCGCAGTACACCGTCACATGGAAAACACCTGACGCGACTCCAGCCTTCTTCAAAATCCAGATCGCCACCGATCCGTTGCTTCCAGCCAACATCGTCGACCTGGTGCGTACTGCGGTTGTGAACTCGTTCAACGGTGCGGATGGCGGAAGTAGGGCGCGGATCGGATCGACCATCTATGCCGGGCGCTATTACGCAGGCGTCGCCGCGGTGAATGCCAACGTCAACATCGAATCGATCACCATGGGCTTTACGTCTGCTGCTGCAGCCGTTTCCCTGGCTTTCGGGATTGACCAGCGCCCGACGCTCGATAGCTCCAACATTCAGGTGCTCCTGGTATGAACAACTATCGGGATACCTTCCTGGCGCAGTATGCGAACAGTCCGACGATCACTGGCCTGCTCGAATACTTCAACGAGAGCATCGATCCATCGGCAGATATCGATGCGTTCTACGACGTCGTGTGGAACGTGGCCACAGCGCAGGGTTTCGGCCTCGACATCTGGGGGAAGATCGTCAATGTCTCGCGTCTGCTCCAAGTCGATCAGGCCGTCACCTATTTCGGTTTCGATGAGGCTTCCACCGAGTCAACGGCATCAACCGGTGTTCAGCCGTTTGACCAGGCACCGTTCTATGACGGCCCGCTACCCACGCAGACCTACGCGCTCTCAGATGAGGCCTATCGGCAGTTGATCCTGCTGAAGGCCATGTCGAACATCTCAGACTGCACTGCTTCTTCAATGAACCGGGCACTCCGCTTCATCTTCGGCAGCAAAGGACGGTGCTACGTCCAGGACACGGGCGGCATGGGCATGCGCTTCGTGTTCGAGTTCGATCTCTCGGCAGTCGATGCCGCCATCATCCTGCGCTCCGGAGCCGTTGCCCGGCCAGCCGGCGTGTCACTGAGCATCATTCTTCAATTAGATCCCTCCACCACCTTCGGCTTCGCTGAAGCCGGTGGGCAACCATTCGATCAAGGCGTTTTCCTCGGAGAAGGCGGAATCATCTATGCAAGCTAGCAATGCACCCAGCAAGATCCAGAAGCCGTTCGCCGATAACGGTGATAAGCAGAGCATCCCTGTCGCCTCCCAGGTCGGGGTTGCGGATGGCCGGGCTTCCTATACAGATGGATTCCCTCCACTCACTCGAACCCCGATTGTAGCGGGCGGTGTTCCGCCGTTCGGCACGGATATGAACGGTATCCTCAATGCCATAACCGCTATCCAGAAATGGCAATCCGCGGGCGGACAATTCACCTTCGATGCAGGGTTCGCTGCAGCCATCGGCGGATATCCGAAAGGCGCCACTCTGCAGAAGGCTGACGGCTCCGGAACCTGGCTTTGCACTGCTGATAACAACAGCTCAAACCCGGATAGTGGGGGAGGCGACTGGCAAGATTTCTCGGCTGGGCGTCTTCTCGGAATCAAGGTCTTCATCTCCAGCGGAACCTACACGCCGACGCCTGGCACAAAATCTATCATTGTCGAAGGCACCGGCGGCGGCGGTGCATCTGGTGGCACTGCTGCGACCAATGCTAGCCAATCTGCCGCCGGCGCATCTGGTGGAAATGGTGCCTATGGCAGAGGGCGCTTTACTAATGGCTTTAGTGGGCTGGTGGTAACGATTGGCGCAGGGGGAGCAGCAGGTGGCGCTGGTGCAGCAGGTGGCGCTGGTGGAACCACTAGCCTTGGTTCAATATTCAGCTTGCCCGGCGGAGCCGGCGGCGCTGCCGGAACGGCGGTAACAAATACCAATCCCACCGGCAGCGCCTCCGGTACTTTAAATACTGGGGTCATTGTCGGTGCGAACATCATCGGTTGTCTCGGCGCCTTGTCTACTTCAGGTTATGTGCTGTCTTCCACGGTTGTCCAGAACGGCATTCCACAGACAAGCCCGTTCGGATCCGCCGCGGCGTCTTTGGGAATAGGAACTGCGCCTGGTCGGCCGTCCAATGGTTACGGGATTGGCGCTAGCGGAGCCTCTGCAAATCCAAGCTCATCCGCTCAGGTTGGCGCAGCTGGTCAGCCAGGAGTCCTCATCATCTACGAGTACGCATAATGACCAATTACGCAGTCATCAATGTCGAGACGGGTATCGTCGAAAACACCGTCGTATGGAATGGCCAGGAGGACTGGATGGTTCCGGACGGATATGAAGTTGTTGAAACGGAGGATGCCGGTATCGGTTGGAGTTACATAAAGGGTGCATTTTCTCCGCCTCCCGTAGAACCACTCTCTCCAGAAGACATTATTGCGGCGAATACGGCTATCAAGGAGGCGCTGAATAGTAATGCGGCTACTGCCATGACCCCATTGCTGCTTTCGCTTCAGTTGGGGAATGCCACGGCAGAGGAGAAGACATCAGCTCAGGCATGGTGCGCTTATGCACGGGCCTTGCAGTTGGTCGATCTAACGAAGAAAGATCCGGAGTGGCCTGAGATACCCATGTAAGATACATGCCAAATTAGCTGCTGGATGCGAACCGTTCGGCAGATCCTGATTGAAGGTTAGACTACGCTGGGCACAAGAGGGTGAGTAATGAAGGATCGGATCTATTGCCTGGATGGTATTAGAGGAATTGCAGCGCTTTGGGTGCTCGTAGGGCACACGATGATCCTGACTGGCTTTGCGTTGCCGATCATCGTGAACGCAGACCTGGGCGTGGATCTTTTCATCCTGCTCTCCGGCTTCCTGATGGTCTATCAGTATCAGCTGAGGTGTGGACATGAGGACTGGCGTCGACCAGTAACGTGGCGGGCATTCTGGCTACGCCGACTCTTTCGGCTATCACCCCTCTACTATGTCGTACTCATAGTTGGACTGAGCATTGGCGCAATGATCTATCAGGATCGCGTCATCATTGACCTGTTTGTGGGGAATCCACCACAGAGACCGGAGCGTTATCTTGATCCCAGTGCACTGAATTTTGCATTGCACTTCAGCTATCTATTCGGTTTCTTGCCCGATTACGCCTTTCGAACACCACTTCCGGATTGGAGCATTGCTTTGGAGATGCAGTTCTACCTTGCATTTCCATTTCTCATACTGATCGCCCGCCGTATCGGATGGATAGTCTTTGCGATTGCCGCTGCAGCAGTAGCTTTTGTAGTGGAACGCATATTGACTTCGCATGGAATTTACTTCCCGATGCCGACCTTCCTACCACTCAAGCTGCATATGTTTTCCGCAGGAATGTTGATCGCTGCGGCGCGTTCGGAGGCACAGTTGCATAGGTTCGGGCACCTCCTAGTCGCCCTTGCACTGGCAATGGTTCCCGTGGGCGGTATTGCTGATGCCATGCACATATCCGCACGGGCTGTGCTGACATTGATTTTCTTTGCATTGATCCATTTCCAGTCTGTCATAGTGATCGGACGATCATCACGCATCCTCGGAGCCAAGCCATTCTTTTGGCTGGGCGAGCTTTCCTATGGCGTCTATCTCGTCCATCTACTCGTGATTCACCCAGTATCAGCATCTCTGATTGAGCGTTTCGGAGGTAATTGGTCGAAACTAGGCATATTTTCGGCAACGCTATTGATTAGCCTGATCGTGGCGTACAGCGTGGCCTGGATAGGATATTCACTGATTGAGAAACCTGGGCAAGCCCTAGGGCGTAAAATCATCAAGTCCATCCAATCTAGAAAAAATGCTGTTCAGACAGCGGCAGAAGAGAACTCTTCATCGTGAAATAGTCCCTAGCATCCCAGCGCCGGCCCCAGAGCCGGCGTTTTCGTTTCTGGAGCCTGACCAATGCGTACATCCGAACGGGGCCTGAGCCTCATCAAGTCGTTCGAGGGCCTGCGGCTGCAGGCCTATCAGGATGCCGTCGGCGTCTGGACCATCGGCTATGGCACCACTCGCGGCGTGAAGGCGGGGATGGCCATCACCAAGGACCAGGCTGAGCGAATGCTGGTGAACGACGTACAGCGTTTCGAGCCAGATCTCGACAGGCTGGTGAAAGTGCCGCTGAACCAGAGCCAGTGGGATGCCCTCATGAGCTTCGTCTACAACCTGGGCGCGGCGAACCTGGAGTCGTCGACGCTGCTGAGGCTGCTGAACCAGAAGGACTATGCGGGCGCGGCCGATCAGTTCCCGCGCTGGAACAGGGCCGGTGGACAGGTTCTTCAGGGGCTCGTGAAGCGCCGCGCGGCTGAGCGGGTGATGTTCCTGGGGGCTGCGGCATGACCTGGCTCAGCTACTGGAAGCCACTCGCCCTGGTAGCGGCCCTGCTCTGCGCCTTCGCTTCTGGCTGGCTTTCAAACGGATGGAGGCTGGGCCAGCAGATCGAGCAGCAGCAGGCCGCTTTCCAGGCTGATCTGAGTACGATCAACCTCGCCACGGCAAAGGCCCAGCAGGAAGCAAACGAACAGCGTCAGGCGCTTGCCAAGGCTGTCCAGCAGGATTCCGCTACCCGATACCAGGAGTACACCGATGCCCAGCATCAGAACGCTCAGCTTCGTGCTGACCTGCTCACTGCTCAGCGCCGGCTGTCAGTCAAGGTCAGTGGTTGCAGTCCCGCCGCCGAAGTGTCCACCGCCGCCGGCACCGGAGGCGTGGATCATGCAGCCGGTCGAGCCGACCTTGACCCGGGATCTGCTGATCGAATTGTCGCCATCGCCAACCGAGGGGACGATGCCATCCGGCAACTGACGGCGTGTCAGGGGTATGTGAAGCGAATCTTGGGGGAATAGGGCGCCCGGAACGGAGGCTCAATCCCACGGCGTGATGCTGTCAGCCCACTCCTGCATCATGCCGCGCCGCTGCTCCAGGTAGGTCGCGTGGTTGTAGGTCTCACGGATGATGCTGGGATCGGTGTGGGCCAGTTGCTTTTCGATCCAGTCGCGGTTGTAGCCGCGGTGGTTCATTTCCGTCGAGAACATGTGCCGGAAGCCGTGCGGTGACTGCTGGCCGCGGTAGCCGCAGGCATTCATGGTCTCGGTGGCGTAGTTCACGCCCATCGGCCGGCTGATGTCGTTCCGGTTCGGGAAGACATACTGGAGTCCCTTGGAGAAGGGCAGCATGGATTCCAGAAGTTGGATAGCCTGGTGCGACAGCGGGATGGCGTGGTCGCGACGCGCCTTCATCCTGGTGGCCGGGATAGTCCAGGTTGCCGATTCAAGGTCGATCTCGGCCCACTCGGCATAGCGCACCTCTCCAGGCCTACAGGCGGTGTAGATCATCAGTAGCGTGGCCGTGATGTACATGTGGCCAGTTTCGCATTCACGGATGGCCTTCATGATCCTCGGCATCTCGTCGAAGTCGACGAATGGCCGGTGCTTATAGACGTCTATCTTCTCAGTGACGGTATGCATCTCTGCTGTCGGGTTGGATTCAGCCACGCCGGTGGCGATGGCGTACTTGAACACCTGGCCAATCCACTGTCGTGTCTTAACTGCCGAGGTGATGGCGCCCCTGTCCTCGATCTTTCTGATCAGCGCGATGATCTCGGCTCGACTGATGGACTTGATTTGGCGCTTACCGAAGGCCGGCAGAACGTCATTGTCCATCGCAATCCGAATTCCCTTCCTTGTTCCCTCCGCAATATCTCCCTCCCTGAACTTGAACCATTCCTCATAGACCTTCTTGAAGGTCTGGCCGCTGGCCTCAAGTCTCTCCGTTTTCTTTTCCTTCCTTGATTCGCGCGGATCAATTCCGTTTGCGACCTCCTCGCGGGCCTCGTCCCGACGCGTTCGTGCCTCCTTCAATCCGATCTCGGGGTATGTCCCCAGCGATATGCGAGCCTGCTTGCCTAGCCAGGTGAAGCGGAAGTGCCAGCTTTTCACGCCGCTGGCGGCGACATAGAGAGTGAGCCCGAGAGAGTCGGCAAGCGTGTAAGCCTTTTCCTTTGGCTTGGCCTGCCGCACGGCGGTGTCCGTGAGCGCCACTAGTACATTCTCCAGTCCGGTTCAGTTGGGTGTACTGGAGGATGTACTAAATGGAGTGGGCTGGGAAGGTTCTTCGTGACACTCGGTGACACTGCGAATCCGGCTGAAGAAGCGCTTTTGCTGGTTTCGTGGTGCTCGCCGGTTTTTGGCGGGAAGGAAAAGTGGAACCCTTGAACAGTTCCAAGAGGTGGCCTTCAGATCATCAGTGGGCAATTGCAACCGCCCATTGTACCCACTTTGCCCGCCGCCCGGGCACACCCCGTCGGCGGCTCAGCGCGTCAGCTCGACCTGGACTTCCTCGCCCTCGCGCAGCGTCAGCGGCGCCATGACGGTGGCGCCCACCGTGGTCGGGCCGTTGGTGCCGGTGGTTTCCCAGGTCACTTCGCAGCTCAGGTAATAGCGCCCCGCCGGCACCTGGGCGAAGCTGAAACGGCCCTCGGCGTCGGCGCGCACCGTGCGGGTGTAGATCTTCGCCCGGGCGTCGGGCTCGCCTAGCGGCCGCCGCTCCTGGTAGGCCTTGTACAGCGGCGCCATGTAGCGCGTCGCCGGGATCAGCGCCACGTCCTTGCCGGCCGCCGGCTTCAGGGTGCCGGCGCGGGTCTTGAGGAAGGCGCGGCCGTCGATCCTGCCGTTGCCGTGGACCGCCAGCGCCTGGTACTCGGCGCTGGGGAACTCGCCGAAGTTCAGCGGCCGGCCCTGGTTGGGCGAGATGCAGCCGGCCAGGGCGAGGCCGAGCAGGGCGACGAACAGGTGGCGCAT